GCTTGATGCTGTGGAGTGGGAGATGCACTGCCAAGTGCGATCTCCCGGGAGTGCATGAAACCTCCCATAGAGGCCAGACGTTTGGATTAGAGTTTTAAGTCTTTTCCATCGTCCTAGGTGCGCGCTGAGAGCCTAGCCTGGTGACCTTTCGGTCACCACGCCCTGGATCGACGCGTTAACAACACGGGTATTAATACCCCGTGATGCACCTAGCCCTGGTCTCTCCCACCGGCCCACAGGGCCTGGTCCCACCGATGTTATACCGGTGAGCTCCACCCCAGCTTGATGCTGACGCGCTGGGGGCGTCCACAACGCTCCAAGTGCTCATCATCACTCTGCGGGAGGCTAGCCCACAAAGTGGCGTCATGGGTGACCCCGAAAGGTCCCCCTACTGACGCACCCGGTGGCAACCAGGGTGTAGGGTGGTTAAACCCATCCCCTATTTGGTCACCGCCTAGCTTGAGTACACACTTGAGCAAGGCACCCGAATCAGCCAGCTTGGAAACTGGCGACTGGGCCGACACCACGAACCCCTTAACCAAGGGGGTTTGATATCGCGTACTCCATCGCTCCGGATTGTGCCCTTCGGCACGATACCCGAAGCTGGAGATACGACCGAGCACCGGGCTGCTGGCGAGGACCGGAGGGAAGAATTTAATCAATCCCTCAATCCTCTTATCCAGCTCTCGACAAGTCCTCCAGTAACCACTCATATAGAGTTGGTTCCGGAGAGAAACTAGCGAGATTACCCGAGTAGCATCATGGCGTGATGTGGGGAACACATCTCTGACGCGGACAATACTAACATCCGCGCCATTGTAGTATTCCCTACCGCAAGACTCCCTGAACTTTCCAGTCCAGAAAGACTTGCTCAGGCCAACTCGAGCACCGAAATGCTCAAGCGCCTGAACCACGCTATGCACGTGATCCACGGGGACAATCAAGTCGTCCCCGTAGACGCGCACCGACCGGGCGAGACGTTTCACGTCCCGCCTGGACAGTGTTACGTTGAGCGATCTCTGGATCCCGACAAAGATCAAGGTCGTAAAGACCATTGCCTCCATCGGAAAACAGAGTGCTGAACCCATCGACGCGTACTTGGCTAGCCTTATGGTTTTGCCTTGTACGACAGCCCGACGGGACCGCGTTGCATCGACGGCCTCTGCTAAGAAAGGCCACCGAGCAAACATGGTCCTGACGAGCTGATTCGAAACCCGATCGGAAGCATCGCTAAGATCTAGCGTTGCGGTTCGGTTGTCAATCGAACCTCGGCGAGCCATGTCCTGATTAGGGACCTGATCGTCGAATCCAATCAACCTATCGAGGAGGTTATCTCTCTTTAGGTTACGCTTAAAGCTACGGTCCAGAGCCTGCTGTGCGTACTGCATGCAGGTTGGTTCCATAGCAATCACGCGTGGTGTTTTGAGCGTCTTAGGAACAAGAGTGACCTTTACAGGCTCCTCTTCTCCAGGTTCGAGGATGTTCACCTCATCTAGAACGTGCGTATAACGCCAATTCGGGATGAGGTAGTTTCGAGCGGGTAGACCACCCCGCTCTAACCGTCTGGTCCAGGTCCGCTGGTTCCACTTCTCGTTTCCGAGTAAGTGGTCAGCGGTTGACCCTGGGCCATGCCGAGGTATCAGTCGATTGAAGTAAACCTCTCGGTTCACTCTTTCGAATACTGATCCGAAAAGCAGCTCCGACATTGCACGGAACTCTTCAAGATCTCTCTCGTTGAGTTCTTTGTCGAAGCGACGAACATCCTGCTCACACTCGATGTAGTTCTGCAAGGCTTGAGCATTCCGCGCATCACTGCACGGAAGCTCAATCTTGCCCATAAACAGCGTTAGCTGTCGCAGGGCGCGAATAGCGTCCTCACATGGCTCATCGAGCAACGTACCACTTTCCGAGTCGAACACACGGCTGAGGAAACCTCCTAGAAACAGGGGGAGCCCTCCACGACGTCCCTTACGGAACGACGTGATGGAGCCGACCTGACCCAGGTCCAGCCATTTTTGGATGGCTTTTCCGTAGTCAGGTAGGGTAATCGTTAAAAACGACAACCCCTCATGTTCCACTCGCCTCAGGACGGTCTTAATGTCCTGAGTGGCGCTAGTGCAGCATCGGGTCGCGGATTCCTCCGCGACCCAGGACCAGAGTGACGTCAGGCTTTTCACCTGTCCTGCTCTTTCGAGCGAGGTACACCTCCTCTATCGAAGGTTCAGGATCCATAGCCGACGACACTACGGTGCCGCTTAGCTGCTATACAAGTTGAGCAGCTCCTGGGCGACCCTCAGCTCGACCAACGCGTTCTGCAACGCGACGATCGGGTCCGAGGGGTTGTTCGCCCGGTACTGCTCCACCACCTGGATGGCGTGCTTGGCAACCGGCCAGTCAAGGTCGGCCACCATGCCGTTGAACAGGTTGTGGTCTTCCGAGATCTCCCTCACGGGGACCTCGTAGTACCTCTCCGACCCGTCGAGGTAGCCGTAGCAGAACCACGGCTCCAGCAGGTTGGAGATCATCGAGCCCACGGGCTCGTTGAACATGGCGAGGGCAATGGTGCCCTCGGTCTCGCTAGCGAGATTGACGTGGAATGCGTCAGTCATAGCCAGCCTTTCCGGGGCATTAGACCCCTAACTTGTGCAGCCCCCCAGGTAAGGGGGCCACGGTTTCCACCAGCACGGGCGTGTTGGCGGTCACTGCGGTCCCCAAACTTCCGGGGTTTAGAAGCGGTACCACGGAATGGTGTCCTTTGGGGACACGGAGATGGACATAACGTCCGAGGTCAACCGGGACCTTCAATCGGGTATTAAACCGAAGAGGTCGCGATTAATGATCTCCCTGACGGAAAGGTGGATAAGGTCGAAGAAAACGACCACGAGTAGAATGGCCTTATAGCCAAGCTTCACGTGGACCGTAAACTCGGCCCCCTCCTCGCCGCCAGGATCTCCCGAACGGACCTTAATAGCCTTGCCTTCCTCTCCTTCCGGATTGGTTAGCTTGGCTGGTTTGGGTCCGTCCTCATCACTACGATTCGCCACCAAGAATCTTGGTGGCGACCGCGTTCGAGCTCGCTGTCAACAGGGTGTTAAATCCCACCCAAATCGCCAGCACCTCCGCATCCGTGTAACCGGCAGGCGGCATGTCGAAGACCGTATATACTGCGGTCCCGACACGCACGTTTTCTGCCGGCTTGTACGGATCTGCGGTGAGCTTCGCGTGGTCGATCCGGACAACGCTGCGAGTCCGCTTCCCGGAATTAATTCCGGTATGCGCGACAGACAGCGCGATCAGGCCATCAGCACTCGAGTACACCGACTCATAACCCTCCGCCTTAGTGCGCGGAAGGGTGGTCGGCGTCCCCGAAATGGTGATGGTTTGTGGATCGGGTAGTGCCATCGGCATCACTCCTAGGGCCCAGGTCTTGGACCCCATTGGCGTTTTACGCGTAGGTACAACAACCTACCCCTTGCTCTGAGTTATTCCCAGAGCAGCGGCAATGGACAGCTGGCGCGGTGATAAATCGCCCCAGCTTATCCCAAAACCAAAGGGATTTGCGCGGATACGGCGCTTTCGCTCAGTTGTTAGCTTAAGCACCCCGGCGGATCGGTTAGGATTACCGACCCACGTGTAGGTATCGGTGCACTTACTGTGCTCCATTAGATACCCATACCGCATAACAAGACCATCGGACTGCATGTCCTGCAGATAACTTATATAGTCGTCCACAGGAACAAACCAGTCCACGGCCCAGCTCCAGGGCATGATGTTCCATATCGTCTCTGGTGTGAGCTCGAGGCTTATAAGGCCTTTTGCTCTCAGAGCAGCCGCACTCATCTCTTCCAAGTTATCATCCAATGGAAGATGGTAAGTAAAAGCTCCCCTGAACCAGCGACGAACCTCGCTTTTGCGAGTTCGGTATATCTTCCCTGTACCCCAGTGAGCGTCCTGCTCCGTCGAAGAGTAGTGCCTATAAGGCGCTCCCTCCCCGACGATGACAGTGCTCTCTGAGGTTTGAAGTGGAAAATCATAACCTCGACGTACGATCTTACCCGAATCGCGCGTATACTGCTTGATGGCAGCGTCCGCACGAATAAGGGCGTCAAGCGACGAATAAACGTCGTTAACGATCGGCTGTAGTCCGAACTGAACGGTCAGGTGTCCGGCGGCTACATCACGTAGCGCGTCGGATGCCTCCTCCCACACTTGGGTTCCCAACTTCGGGATACCCTCGCGTAGGAGCTCCGCCAGCGAAGACGACAGGTCGAGAAAAATGTTGGTCGGTTTGCACATGCTGATCGCCTTCATCCCCGCTTTGGTCAGGTCCGTATCGGACCCGCCCGCAGACGGGGGGAAGAGAACCGGCTGTGCATAGGACACACACAGGCCTTGGTAAGTTACCACGCGCCTGAGGAATCCGCCGATATTGGCGTCAGTAGTGACAGAGGCAGCACCCCCTATCAACTGGGCGTACTGCTTCTCACTACTGAACGGTCCACCAACATCCCCGTGAAACTGGCCCTTCCTACGGGCTTTGTTCCAACTGGGGTGATTTTCGGACACAGTTACCTGTGTACCTTGGAGATGTTTAGGGCTCCACCCTCCCAACGTTCGCCCATTAATGGGCGTCGGATTGGGAAGGGCGTTGACCTTTTCAAACCCGAACCAGCGACCGCCCGGCCCCTTAAAGGGCAAGGCACGCTTACGGGTGATCATAAAGATCCTCCAATACTTCAGAGCTCCTTCGGTCCTTCGGCGGTTTATTCCGCCGAATCTTCTCCAACAATCGGCATCAACCGACCATAGGAGAAGGGTGTTGCACTGCGCTGGATGGCCCCCCAACG